ATTGACCGCATGCCGCCTAATATCGGTGATAGGGACATAGACATTCCAATGCGGGCCAATCGGGCCATCAGGGGCCGACATAGCCAACCCAGGAAGCTCAAGCGATGAAAATCCCCAAAAAGGCCGATGAGCTGGTCCTTTTCTGCACCGAGCTGGTCGAGCAGTGCTCCGTTTCCCTCCCCAAGCGCGTGTCAGACGCCATTCTCTTCCGCTCATACTTCCTCGACGGCGCCCCTCCGGGCAAGCAGGCCCTGTTTAACAAGACCGGCGTTCATGTTGACGAGCTAGCCAGCCAGCTTTACTCTCCCAGCGACGTGCGTTTCTGGCTCGAAAAGACCCGTGTGGCTGACGATAAGATGCTTCCACTGTTTGAGGAAGCGGCCAATGTGATCACGGACCACTACGTTGACGATCGTGTGCATCTGGCTTTCGCCGAAGCGCTAGTCTGGGCACTGGTTTATGGCAAAAGCTTCGTCAAACTAGGCTGGGACGAGCTGGATGAGAAGGCCAAGCCCTATATCGTCGCCCCATATGAGATTGGGGTTTACCGCGAGGACTATGGGGCTCTTGAGGACCAAGAGGCCATCTGCCAGACTTTCTACGTTTCAATGGAGCAAATCGCCCGTAGGCTCGAAGGCCACCCCAAAGAGAAGGAGCTTTTGACCAAAATCAAGTCCATGTCGGGCGGGGAGGGGGAGGATATCGAAGGAGGCTTCCACCGAATCTTCATTGGCGGCACCCAGCCCATTATCACCCAGGGCACACCGGTCCCAGTGGGCTTCAGTAGCCTCCGCCCAAATGCCCCGATGGCCCAGATTGCCCCTGAGGTGGCCAAGAATATCGTCAAAATGTACGAGCTTTGGGTCTGGGATGACGACAGGGATGACTGGACCACGATTCAGATGGTGGAAGGGGGGATTATCCTTGAAGGCGAGCTGCAGCATGAGAATCTGTTCTCACCCGGGCTGCTTCCTTTCAGCGAAATATGCCCCAATCCAGTGGCAGGATACTTCTGGGGCACCTCCGAAATCGCCCCAATCCGCAAGCTCCAGGACGCCCTCAACGACCGCATCGGCGATATCCTCGACGCCCAGGAGCGCGAGCTGAAGCCCAGCAAGGCTTTTATCGGCTTTGAGGGTCTGAATGAAGAGAAAATGGCTGCCGCGCGCAAGCCCAACGGCTATATCGCCGAAGCCACGCCCAATGCCAAGATTGAAGACCTGACGCCGAAGCTCCCGCAGGACGTGTTTGAGTCCGTTCGCCAGCTGGAAGAGATGTTCGACAAGGTGGCTGGGTTCACACCAACGCTCAAAGGCCGGGGTGAGGCAGGCGTGCGCTCGCAGTCCCACGCCCAGGAATTGGTCCGCCAGAGCAGCCCGCGCCTACGCGATAGAGCCCTGTTAGTTGAGCATCAATGTGCCGACTTGGGGGACTTACTTTTCCATCTTCTTCAAGACAAAGACGCCCACATTCACAAATCTGTTGATGGGCAGGAATTTTACTTAAAAACCCTAGAGGATGCTAACTTTACCATAGTAATTGACGCCCATTCGGCCAGCCCTGTGTTTGTGCAGGAGGCGATTAATCTTGCTGTCTTGTTGCAAAAAGAGGGGGCCATTGACGCCGAGGATTTTTTGCGCTTGACACACCCGCCTATGTTTACTACATTACTTATGCGACTTCGACAGCGACAGGCTGCTCATCAGAAATTATTGAAGGAGCACCCAGAGCTGGTAGTCGAGGAGGCCAAGCATCACGGTAAGCGTTGAGGTGCTTGGTAGTACACCTAACCAGATGGAGGATTCCACTATGGGCAGTCTTGCTCGCAAAAAGCGGAAGCACAAGCGCGGTCGGCGTTAACAGCGCGGAGTGAATTTGATGGTTATGCCTGTCGCACCTGGGGCTCCTGCGGCTGCTCCAGCCCCTGCTGGGTCTAGTATCGCTCGTCCTACGCAGTCGCCGGGAACGTCCGTTGCGGGAATCGCTAAGGTGCGACAGGCCATCAAACTGTTGGAGGAGGCCCTGCGGGATGTGGGGTCTACCTCCGAAATTGGAGATGCGATCCTGACTTCGATTAAAAAACTGGCGTCAAAAGCGCCGCAAAATGCTACCACGGCTGGGGCGGAATCTTCCCAGCTTCAAGCGTTGGCCGCTAAGGCCAGACAGATGGCTCCCATGCTTGCTTTGGCTCGTTCGCAGGGTGGGGGAGGTGCGGGGGGTGCTGGCGCGCCTCCGGGTGGTGGTGGGGCTCCAACGGGCGGAGGTATGTAAAATGGCTGACAAATCGTTTCCTGCTCCGAAGTATAACCAGCTGATTGAGAGAGACCCGCAGATTGTCAAGGTTGATCTTGATGTCGTTGAGTTCAGCGCGCGTAAGTCCGCGATGCCGTCCAACATCAAGAACTCCATGACAATCAAACACGTCTCTTAAGGAGTAACCGATGACTGTCGAGTTGGAAGACAACGTTGTTCGCAATCTGACTGCTGCGGCTCAACTTGTTGATATGCTTGGGAAAAACACCGAGACTCGGCAGGGTTTCTTCAAGCTGATCAAGAAGGTTAGGCCTGACGCGCCCATCCCTGAGCTGGACATCTCCAAGCCCTTTGAGGACAAGGTGGATGCGTTGAGCAAGAAGTTCGACGACTTCACCGCTGGCCTGAAGCAGAAGTCTCAGGATGGCGAGCTGGCTGAGGCGCGCGCCAAGCTGCGCGACAAGCACAACTACACCGATGAAGGCATCAAGGAGCTTGAGGCTTTCATGCTGAAGACCAATACGGCTGACCACGAGGTCGCCCGGGTGGCTATGGAGGCCATGCGCCCCAAGCCCAAGCCGGAGCGCCCCAGTTTCAATCTGCGGTCTGTTTTTGACGAATCCGATAAGGACGATTCCGATTGGCTATCCAATCCGGAGGCTAAGTTGGATAAGACGCTTAATGAAGCGTTCGAAGCTATCGCCAATGGTATGGCGTAAGGGAGTAAACAATGGCGCTGCTTAATGCAGGCATGGTCCCTGGTGGTGCAATTGGCAATGAGCTAACGTTCATTACCCGCCGGGCCTTCATGCCGTTTTTGACCGTACAGCTTTATTCCGCTACGCCGACGCTGAGCCTCACGCTCCGCAACGCACAGCGGGCCAAGGGTGGCGTGTCACAGATCACCGTGCCAGTTCAGGGCACCAACTTTGTGAACTTCGGGTGGACGGACTATTCTGGTACCTTCAGCCAGCCGACTGTGCTAACTGCGGTTCAGAATGCTGAGTTCAACCTGTGCTTGGGCGTGGTTCCGATTCCCTTCCTGGGCGTCGAGGGCCTGATCCAGTCGAGTGAAGCCGTTGTTCCCTTGCTGAAGGCGCGCATGGCCGACGCCAAGACTGTGGCGGTCCAGCAGCTCTCCAATGCTCTGTTCAACAACACCACTCCGGCGGAAGTCGGCGGAGGCACTGGCCCCAACCAGATTCCCCTACCTCCGGGCCAGTCAGGCATCACTAGCACGCCGCTGGTCATGAATGGCCTCGCGCAAGCTTATGACAACGGGACCAACGTGGCCACCTACGGCGGCATCAACCGCAACACGGCTGGCAATGCGTTCTGGCAGAGCAATCTGTTTACCGGCGCTGGCGGTGTGCTTACCCGAAACAAGTTCATCGTCTACTTGATGCAGACGACCAAGCTTGCTGGCGGTGAATCACCCGATTTCGCTGTGATGAGCATGTCCGATTGGACCACGCTCATGCAGGATTTCATGAATGCCGAGCAGTTCCGTACGCTTCCTGGCTCGCGCTACACCAAGGACGTGCCGGTCAACGCTGGCTTCCGGGCCATTCAACTGGGCGACACGCCGATCTTCGCTGATCCGTTCTGCCCCAAGGGCACGGCCTACTTTATTAACAGCAAATACTTCGCCCTCTATCTGAGTGAGGACGCTCCGTTTGTGTTCAGCGGCTTCTACTCCACGATCCCGAACCTCCAAATCGGTAACGTGGGTGTGGTGCTGGTTGCGCTGCAGACGGTTTGCACGAAGCCCTCGTCCGGTACTCAGGTGACGGGTATTACGGGAGGTGCCTTCTAATGGCTCTTAACGCAATCAGGGGCGCAGGCCTCAATCTCCAGTTCGGCACTTATCTGACCCTAGGCGCGGGTGAGACTTGGCTGCTTCCTGCCGGCACCTGGAACATGGCCCTTGGCCAGTACACGTTCCTGGAGTGGTTTGATCCGGTCAGCGGCATCTGGCGGCCGACGAATGATCTGGCGTGCATCACTGGCGCGTCTCAGATCGAGTCGGATGGTGTGAACTTCCGTCTTGCCAATCGTACGGGTACGGTGATGGGTGCTCGTGTGACAAACGTGGGTTCTGGCTACACTTCGGCGCCCACGGTCACTGCTTCGGCTGGTGGCTCTGTCTACAAGGCCATTGTCGGTGGTGCGATCAGCCAGACTGTTACGATCACGGCCGGCGGGTCCAACTTCACCTTCCCGCCCATTCTGATCATCCCGCCTCCGACTTCGGGCGTCCCGGCCACGGCTACCTGCACCATCTCTGCCGGTGCGATTAACGCGGTCACTGTGGTGAACCAGGGAGCAGGCTACGCTGCGGCTCCTCCGGTCTTCATCATCAACGACCCGCGTGACACCACGGGCACGGGTGCGACGCTGACGGCTGCTCTAACCGGCGCTCAGACCATCACTGCGGTCCTGTGCACCAATCAGGGCTCTCCGCAAACGTCCGTCCCCACGCTCACCTTCTCTGGTGGCGGCGGCTCGGCTGCGGCTGCTTCAGCTCTGCTTGTGGCCACTGCAACTGCGGTCACCTTCTCCGGCGCGACCAATGCTGGTAACGGCAACTTCGCGCTGATCCCAGGCACGGGCACTCCGCCTGCGCAGGGTGCGGTGATCAACCCGATTGTGGACACTGGCTTGTATGTGCCGCGCAATGGCTACACGACCAGCGTAACCACGGCGTCACCGACGACCACGGTGATCGAAGACGGCGGGCTGATGCAGCAGTGGAATGGCGTGACGGTCACTCCGGTGTTGGTGATGAACAGCAACGGCACGATTTCCGGCGCGACCACGCTCGGCACCAACACTTTTGGCGGTGTGTCGGATACCAGCTTCATTCAGCCGGCTTAAGCCAGATGGGGGCGCTCGGTGGCACTGAACGCCTATTTGGCTCAAACCAGCAGGTTGCTGCACGATCCGAATAACGTCACGTTTTCGGTCCCGGATTTAACGGCTTACATCAACCTCGCCCGAGGCCAGATCGCCGTTAGCGGGCAATGCCTGCGCCAGCTAGTTAACGTCAACACAGTAACCGGTCAAGAAACCTACTCTATGCCCCTCAGCAACATTGCTGGAGAGGGGCAGGCGTATGCGGTTTTGAG